GCCCACCTCGGCCTGTGAGCCGTGAAATTTGCGCTGTCAGACAGCGCAGACAGGACAGGACAGACAGATGCAAACAGTTCTGAAAGCCCTTGGTGTGTTCAACTGGATTACCCCCGCACTGCATCTGGCCGGCGAGGTCAGCGGCACAGCGAAATCAATGACCTACCCGGTGCATGGGCGTTTCCGCAGCGGGGCAGAATTGGTCAGGGAACTCAGGCGTCACGGCATCCGCGTTCACCTGCTGACGCGCGCCAGAGTGGGCAACCTGTACGTGTTTTCGGTTGACCCACAGGATGCGGAGCGGTCGCGGCGTGTTTTGGAGGGTCGCAATGACTGACGTTTACCTGAAACGCGAAATTGCCAATGCACTGGCGGCGGCGTACCAGAACGCGCGGCAGACTGCCGATGTGTTGGCGGTGGACAGAGAACAAGCCAGGATGTACGGACTGGGTTACTGTGCGGCGTTGACGGCGGTGGCGCTGTTTTTTGGTATTGAGCTGTCAACGCTCCGCCAGGAGCTTGACCCGTTCTGGAGAGAGAGATAAGCGGGGCAAGGCGTGGCTCGGCCAGGCGTGGCTCGGCTGGGCATGGCTAGGCGTGGCTGGGCGAAGTAAGGCGAGGTAAGGCATGGCCCAATGGGGACATGCCCCAACATACACATATTTACAGAGATGGAGGTGTAACATGAAAAAAGTCAAGGTCACATTGAAGGGCATTTCACCACTACTGATGCACGCATACCCATTGGTTGACATCACCAACCCACCACTAGAAAAACGCCCAATTGAGGAACAGGCTGAATTGGCTGCCTATCGCTGCCCGGATACCGAAGAGTTGTACATTCCCGGCGTAGCTATTCAGCGGGCGTTGATTTCGGCGGCGGCGTACAGCAAAGGGAAGGGGCGCGCATCGCTGCAGAAACAGGCCGCAGCCTGCCTGTTAGTCAATCCTGAGCGGGTTTCGCTGGGGGTGAGCACGTACAAAATTGATTCCAGGCCAGTAGTCATCCCTGCCACGAAGGGGCGCGTTATGCGCCACCGCCCACGCCTTGACGATTGGCAAGCGTCATTTGAGTTGGAATATGACGAGAACCTGCTTGACGAAAAGCAGGTGCGTCAGATTGTAGACGATATGGGGTCGCGGGTCGGGCTGTTGGATTTCCGACCCGAACGAAAAGGGCCATTTGGCCGTTCAATGGTAATCGAGTGGCGAACGTTATAGCCAATCATGCAGAGCTAAGTTGAACCTGACGGGGTAGGGTTTGGCATGGCCCGGCTGGGCTTGGCTTGGCGGGGCGTGGCGTGGCTGGGCGAGGCAAGGCAGGGCAGGGTTATTGTTATCATCCCATCGTCTCGACAGGGCGTGGCGTGGCAGGGCGCGGCCGGGCTTGGCACGGCTAGGCGCGGCCAGGCCAGGCAGGGCGCGGCCGGGCAAGGCAAGGCAAGGTTAAGCAGAACAACGGGGGGGCAGAATGGTAACACAGGCAGCGTGGTGGGCATTCAGTGTTTCTGATGACGATGACGACATAACGGCAATATTCACCAAGCGGTTCGGCTATCCGCCGCAACGCATTATCCAACGTGGCCCGATGATGACTTGTGAGGCAATGCAAAGATGAGCGAATACATTGAAATTGCAGTGTCAGATGTCGTTTACCGTGAAGACTTATATCCTAGAATCAAGGCGGACCCAGTAGTTATTCAGCGGTACGCCGAGAACTTAGAGCTTTTACCGCCGATAGAGATCAATCAACACAATATTCTGATTGACGGATTTCATCGCTGGACTGCACACCGCAAAATGAACTCAGCCACAATTAAGGCTACCGTGACAACAACCACCAGCGATATTGAGATATATGCGTTGGCAATCAAACGTAATGCCGAGCATGGCCTACAACTGAGCGAGTTAGACAAAAAATCAGATGCGCGCCGTTTGTACAACGCTGGACATGGCCTGACCAAAGAAGAAATAGCCGCGCTTCTATCAGTGACACTGAGAACCGTTAATTCCTATCTGCAAGATATTGACCGCCAGATTGACGAGGAACGCAACACCAAAATATTCGATATGTGGCTGGCCTGCTACACCGACCAAGAAATTGCAGCGGTGGTAGGTATAAGTCGACCAACAATAACTAGAAAAATTGAGAGTTTGGTTCATTTTGGAAACATTTCCAAAATGAACCAAACTCTCGCGTCATTCGCAGAGCCAGAGTTCAAAACGCCACTCTACAATATTTGGACGTTTGCCAAAAAAACAAACGCGGTATCGCATTTTGGCAATTCTGAGCAAACCATTTTAGACAATCTGCTTTATCTCTATACTGAGCCTTTTGACATTGTGCTCGATCCGTTTGCTGGTGGCGGGGCGACGATTGACGTATGCAAACGACGGTTGCGCCGTTACTGGGTTAGCGACCGCAAGCCAATCGTCGAACGCGAAAAAGAAATACGGATGTTAGACATCGCCAAAGAAATGCCGCCACTTGACAATAGATGGTCAGAGGTATCACTGACCTATCTTGACCCACCATATTGGAAACAAGCGGAAGGGCAATACTCACATGACGCTGAAGACTTGGCGAACATGCCATTGGATCAATTCACACAAACCATAGCCAACATCATTAAACAAATATCACGGAAACAATCACATGGGGTAATAGCCATGCTAATGCAACCGACGCAATGGCGCGCTGAAAATAGGCAATTTACCGACCATGTATTCGACATCATACAGGCAGTCGGCGATAAAAAGCTACGTGTGGAATATCGCGTCTCTTGCCCATATTCCACAGAACAATGCACGCCACAAATGGTGGACTGGGCAAAAGACAATAAACAATTGTTGGTGCTAACAAGAGAATTGGTGATATGGAGGGTCAACTAATGGCAAACGTCTATAACACGGCCAATGGCGTCAAGCCAAGATATGATAATGGCGGAACAGAATTCGGTGCTATGCACCGCGACCTAGGGCCTGGATATTACATGTTCGATATAGACCGCATGAGCGCAATAATCGAAACACAACTCGAATGGAGAAGACAGAATCAAGGATTTATTGAGTATCGCATTGTCAAAGACAATGTGATATTCACCGCATTACTTGAACTCAAGGGGCACAAGACAAAATGGTCATTGGAAGCATTGAACAATAAAACTGCTAATTCCAGAGCACGTTTGGCTATGGCGCAGGCACTTAAATGCCGATTATTCATTGTTTTTGCAACGTATGGCAAACAGCCATTTGAGTTTTGGGAAATTGACACCACCAACAGCGAATCAAAACTGATTGGCACATTGTCTTATTCAAACGGGGACAGAATGGAACAAGTCCGCCGATTCTGGCGTGATTGTCTCGGTTTGTACAAATAGAGAACCAGTTCCCAGGACAATATCATGAAACTAACAGGCGCGTGGTGGGCATTCAGTGTTTCCGATGACGATGACGACATAACGGCAATATTCACCAAGCGGTTCGGCTATCCGCCGCAACGCATTATCCAACGTGGCCCGGTGAAGTTAGCCGGGCCGATCCGCGACGCTGCGCCGGTGGATAGAGGTCGGCTGACGGTGACGGGAGAAATTGACGATGCTGGCCGAACATCACCTTAGAGTGCTCAAAGAGGAAACGGCTATATCTGATGACGTAATCCAGGCGCGTGGATACCGCACAATTACCGACAAAGAGGAATTGGTCGCCCTTGGCTTCGCCCGCTCGCAATGCCACACGCCTGGCCTGCTGATACCGCTCTATACCACCGACGGGCAAAATGGTCTGTATGTCTATCGCCCCGACAACCCGCGCGTGATTGAGGATCGCAGCAGACGCGAACCAGATGGGCGGTACAAAAACCGCGTAATCAAATATGAATTCCCCAAGGGGCAGCACATGCGCGTAGACTGCCCACCAGTCTGCCAGCCCATGCTGGCAAACCCGGCTATCCCATTGTGGATCACGGAAGGTCAGAAAAAGGCTGACGCATTGGCCTCGCTGGGCCTGTGCGCCATCGCCCTGCTGGGCGTCTGGAACTGGCGCGGCAAAAATGCGCTGGGCGGCACGACCATTCTGAGCGACTTTGATTATATCGCGTTCGAGGGCCGCGAAGTGCGCATCGTGTTTGATTCGGACGTGATGGTCAAGCCTGAGGTGCGACAGGCCCTCAACCGTTTGACTGACCACCTGCACTGGAAAAAGGCGACGGTCTCGGCGGTCTACCTGCCACCTGGCCCAAACGGTAAAATGGGCGTTGACGATTTCATCGCCCAGGGGCATAGCCTGGCCGACCTGGAAGCCCTCATTGAAGCGCCACGGCCCGAATTGAAAGCCGCCGCGCCGCTGGTGGAGCTCCTGGAGACTGCGCCGCCGACAATGGCCCGGCCCATCGCCCTGATTGACGGACGAGCTTACTGCGCAGCCTGGCTGCATACGCGCGTAACGCGGACGGAATCGGTAGACAACAAGGGCTACATCGTCAAACACAATCCGCCCATTGTCGAATACGTGCAGAAGTTGTACGTCATGCGTGATGATGGGGCCCTTTTCGGCGACGGCGCGGACAAGCCGCTCGACGATCTGGGCGTCGTTCTGCATCTGAAAGAGATTCCGCCAAACGAGAAATTGCTTAGCGCGCGCGGTGTGAAGATGTACCATGCTGGCTATCGGCCCAAATCTGTGGACGTTTTCCGCCGCCTGGTCAGCGTAGTCAACCGCTTCCTGGACTTTGAACGGTCGCTGGCCGACCAGGAGACGATGTGTGAGATGGTCGCGTGCTATACGTTGGCAACCTGGTTTCTCGACGCCTTCAACGTCTGTGGATTCCTGTGGCCCAACGGCGAGCGGGGCAGCGGCAAAACCAAGTTCTTGACGGTTGTTGCTGAACTCTCATATCTGGGCCAGGTGATCCTGGCTGGCGGCAGCTACGCGGCGTTACGCGACCTGGCTGATTACGGTGCGACGCTCTGTTTTGACGACGCCGAGAACCTGGCCGACCCAAAACGGACTGACCCAGATAAGCGTGCGCTGCTACTGGCCGGCAATCGGCGTGGCAACACGGTCGCTGTGAAGGAGATGACGGGCGACAAATCATGGCAAACACGTTATGTCAATACGTTCTGTCCACGTTGTTTTTCGGCCATTAACATCCCCGATGCGGTGCTGGCTTCACGCGCTATCATTGTGCCGCTGTTGCGCACGCCCGACCGCTACAAGGCGAACTCGGAGGTGCTGGACTACACCGCCTGGCCATGCGATCGCAATGCCCTGCTGGACGATCTGTGGCTGACGGCACTAGCCAATCTGAACACGTTAGCGACATACGAGGCGCAAATCAACGCGCGGTCGCAACTGAGCGGGCGAACGCTAGAGCCCTGGCGCATGATCATGGCTATCGCCGCCTGGCTAGACGACTCCGGCGACCTGAACCGCGACGGGTTGAGCCTCTGGCAGCGCATGGAGAACCTGGCTCTTGCCTACCAACGCGAGCGGCCAGAACTGGAAGGCGGCGACCTGACGACGCTGGTCATTCAAGCCATCCGTCGCTCCATTAGCTCCATTAGCTCCATTAGCTCCATTAGCGGGAGAGACACCTCAAAATTTGAAATAACGGTGGCAAATATCAGAGATAAAGCCATAGAGCTACTCAAGGAAGATGAAGGCGACAGCACAAACACTGATTGGGTCACCAACAGACGCATCGGGCGCGTGCTGGCGCGGCTGAGATTGCGCCAAAAACCACGACGTGGCAGTGGTGGAAGCCGCATTTGGGAAATTACGGAGGCCGAATTGCAAAGATTAGAAGATACGTTTGCATTATGTGACCCTCTCCAAACAAACGGAGCTAATGGAGCTAATGGAGAAATGGAGCAGATACCAGCCGTTGATCCAGAATTGGGGTTCTAGCATGATCCACGCCGCCTTTACTATCCAGGACAAGATTATTCACATCATCCTCAAAAACAGCGCGGGCCGGGTCATACATCACGGCATGATCCGCTCCGAACGCTGTGATGAGGTCGGCGAGTGGCTGGCCTGCAAAGCGGCGATCCGCGAAGCCGGCATCCACACGCGCGGCCCAGTCAGGCTGTACTCCGACCTGGCCATCGTGCGCAAACTGGCGACGCTCGACCCGCAATATCGCCGCACCGAGCCGATGTGCTGGCCGGAAGGCTGGGGGCCGCTGCCGCAAATCCATGAGCCGACGCTGTACCATTTCTACGATACATTGACCATGCTGTGGCAACTGTTCAATGGCAAATGGGAGGCCGTCCAAACCACGCAAGAAAGGATTTTGAACAATGGACATTGACAGATTGGAGAAGGCCCAAGTCGCCTACGACACAGCACTGGAGCGCGTCAGGCTGGGCGAGAAATGGCTGGCCGAACATCCTACCACACATCCGAAATACCGTGAGGCGCAGGCGTTGCTGGCGCGGCGCAGAGACGAGCTTCAGGCTGCGCAACGGGAACTGGAACGCGAGGCACAGAATTTCGCCATCGCCGCAGCGCATGAGTGCGACCGCGATTTCATTCATGACGCGCGCGGCCCGGCATCGGTGAACTGCCAGGTATGCGGCAAACCAGTGCATGGCTGGCCCGCGCCGCGTCCCGGCCATTACGTGCATCTGGACTGCCTATGATCTACCGCGACTCAGATTTGGACTACGCCAACCTGCTGGACTGTCCCGGCGCGCGGCGGGTGATGGGCATCAGCCAGGCGATCTGCCCGGACTGGGGGACGCGCGCCTGCCTGGATTGCGACCTGGGCCAGGACATCAATGATTGTGATTTCGAGTGCCACACCTGCTCGCTCTATTGGTCGTGCCCATGCACGTTGGCCGCCTGGATGGAGAGACGAAATGCCCGACAAAACGTGGAAAATGGCTGAGCGGCGCGTCGCCGCCCGTTTCGGAACGCAACGCACCGGCCCACAGGGGCGTAACACGCCAGATGTCGTCACCAGCGACCTGAGCATCGAGGTCAAAACGCGCCGAAGCCTCCCTGCCTGGCTGCATGATGCGCTGGCGCAGGCTGAGCGCAACGCCCAGCTAGGAACGCTGCCTGTCGTTGTTCTGCACCAAGTAGGTACCCGGTATGATGATGATATGATAGTGATGAGTATGAAATCGTTTACACAATGGAGGAACAGAGGTGAACGAGTACAAGATTTATGAGATCTTCTTTGACGACGTTGACGCGACGCGGCAGACACATGCTGTTTGCGCTCGCTCTGTCGAGGAGGCGGTGAAGTGCTTCATGGCAAATTACGTGGGTGCATACTCAGATGAGTGCACGCAATATCAAATTCAGAACCATGCTTTGATATGCGTGGAGGCCGTCCATGACCGACATTACCGCGTGGAGTGGGGCATCGAGGAACACGACATCAGGCCGGGGATGTTGTTCTGATGGACGCTGGACTTCTCGCTCGCATCATGGCAAAAATCGAGAAACAGCCCGACGGCTGCTGGCTATGGCAGGGCTACATGAACGGCGATGTGCCATTCATGAGCATAGCCGGCGATGTCAAAATCAACGTCCGACGCACGCTCTATCAGGCCAACATCGGCGATCCACCGCGCAATATCCGCATGGCCTGCGGCCAGCGACGCTGCGTCAACCCGGCGCATGTGTCGCAGCCCAAGCCGGCCAGACCACAGCCCAGTCGCCGCGACCGTCCCATTGACCGGCTGCACCGGCTGGCCCTGCATTGCGGTTTTGAGTTGCTGCCGGTGGGGAAAGGCAGGTACATGGTTTGTCCGCTTTTGTGAGGTGCCCGCGCTGTGGCAACAAAATTGGCTCGCTGATTGCGTATGGCGACGGCGACATCGAACTTCTGCGCATGGGTGGCGGTATCTGCCGCGAATGGCATGGCATCTGTGCGCGGTGCAAGGCGCCGCTCCACTGGTCGGTGTCTGAAAAAAGGCTGGCCCGGCTGATTGAGGCTGTCTTGCATTCTCAGAAAAAGTGATGTATAATATGTCTAATTGAATAGGGAGTGTCGGAGTTTACCGCCCGACGTGCTTGCACTGTCTCAGTGTAAGGCGTCGGGCGTTTTTTGTTTTTCGGAGGTCATGATGGGCGATGCCAAATCAATTCTATTGAGCAAGACGTTTTGGTTCAATGTCCTGGCCTTGTTGATGATTGTCGGCGAGGCGTTCGGCTTCGCTGAGTTCTCACGCGACCCAGCGGTTGATCAGTATGCGCTGATTATCATCACGTTGGCGAATATCGCTCTGCGCATGTTCACGAAGCAGCCGGTCAAAGTCTGATATGGGCGGAGCGGAGATAAAAGACATTCTCAACCTCGGCCTGCTGCCCTTCGTTCTGTACATGGCCTGGCTGTTCTGGATCGCGCTCCAGAAATCGAACGACCGCTATGCCATGTTGCTGGAGCGGCTGATTGCGGTAGTGGAGAACAACACGCGGGCCTTTCGGGACGCTGAGGCGCGCAGCCAGGAGATGTGTGACTCGCTGCGCAAACACGAAGGGCATGTAGACGAGATTGAGGACAAGATTAACACAATGGCAGCGACGCTGCACGACGTGAACATTAAAGCGACGCGGATTGAGGCCCATGCCAAGAAGAATGTCGAGTAAGGCTAGTCTTTATTGACGGACTGGACAGTTAAAAATGGCGGACTATAGCGGACTAAGTGCAGACCGAATAATCCAGGAGATCGCGCGGTTCAATGGCAATATCGCCATGGTTGCTCAAGCCATGCACTGTTCGCGTCAGACTATTTATAACTACATCAAAAAACATCCGTCTATCGAGGCCGCACTGCGTGATGAACGTGAACGCATGATTGACAACGTGGAATCGCGGCTCTACAAAGCCGCGCTTGACGGCGAAGCGTGGGCCGTTTGTTTCTTCCTGAAAACGCAGGCCAAACACCGCGGCTACATTGAACGCGCTGAAATCACTGGGGCTGAAGGCAGCCCGATTGTGGTGAAGTTTGTCACCAAAGATTGAACGAAAGATCGAACTTTACAAAACACAAGCCGAGTTCGTGCAATGCGCGGATAGGTTTACGGCGTTTATCGGGGGCATCGGCTCTGGCAAGACGTGGGCTG